TATTCTCAAAAGGTGCCAGTCTTGCAGCGATATAGTATACTATCGCTTGATCTGCTTTGTAATTAACCTGAGTAGTGTTAGTAATAAGCGTAATATCAGTTGGTGTCGTAACAGTCGAGACTAATAAGGCTCGATCATAGAGTTCCTTGTGCGCCATATCAGCCAAGAGAATTGACTTTGCTTGCATGTCTGCTACATCAGATTCAGCGACCAATACCCCATCATCTGTATATTCATCAAGCAAAGCCCGAACCTTATAGAATAGATTTTGGATTATTTCAGCCATAGCTACGCCCCCTTATAGTGGCGCGATATATGCTATTGCTTCGCCACTCGTTAATTTAATCGAACTGAATTTCCCGTAAACCGTTGAGCCTGCGGGTAATTTTGTAAATACAGATAATGTGGGATTTGTTGCGCCTGTTACATTCTCTTGCGCAGAAACTACAGCATCCGCTAGGGTCTGAATTGCACTAAAGTAATTTGTGGTCGGTACGCTTACTTCTGCTGTACCTACCATAATTGTGTCGTTCCCTGCGCTGATTACCCATCCTGCGCCTACTACAGTTAATACCGTCTTAAATATTCCGTCGGTAGTAACCGTTGCATTGGTTACAGGAACAACTTCCTCAATAAGTAGGTTATCGTCTGTGCCCGTGCCTGTAATTGTAATAGTGCCCATTGTGTCGGCTGCGCCGTTTGCTGCCGTTGCTATGGTTAATTTACCTGGTGTGAGTGGTTGCGCCGCCACTGTATAAGCTCCGACTTTCATATTGGCAGATGCAACAATGCGGTTAGTGATAGCATTAAAATAGAAACTATCGGGGATAACTGCGCCTACTCCTATTGTTAGAGTGTCATTACCCGACCCAGCATCAATAACCCATCCTGCGCCTGTAGCAGAGGTTACAGTTTTGAATTCATTTACAGTTGAAACGGTTGCCCCTGATACTGGGGTTAATGTTTCGTGTACCACCGTATCATCAGTGAGTGTGCCGACGATATTCACTGTTCCAAGTGTATCTACCGTCCCTACTGCGGTATGCGATAATGTAATCCTTGCAGGGACTACGGGTTGTGCCGCTACCGTATAGGCCCCTACCTTCATATTTGCCGTAGTTACGATTTTATCCACATCAAGCGCGAGAACTGCCTTTGCTCCGAGTAGTCCGGACAGGTTTAAGGTTGCCCTTGCCGCTTGTAATTCCAGAGTACTTATCATGCTTTAATCCCCCTTCGGATGTTCGGTTTTATAATGCTTTAGTATTTCTCCCTGGGTTTCACAGGTAAAATCACACTTTTTGCAATGCCTTTGTTTTGTCTCGGCTTTTCCCTCGACTATCTCCTCAACTTCCTTAACTACCTCGGCTACTTCCTCAACTATTTCAAAGTTTTGACTTATTACCTTTATTAGAACTTCGTTTTCTGTGGTATACTCACCCTTATCGTCAAAGTAAAAGCCTTTCTTGCCTGTTACTCTTTGGACATATTTGTTTGCGATTCTTACATATAAATTTGGTTCTGCTTTAAACTTCATGCTGGGTATTCCTCCCGTTGCACTATTTCACTTATCCATTTTTCGCACTCTGCAATAGCACCTTCTTGTGTGAAAATATCAGCCTTTAGCGTTTCGTGTCCGATCTTTAACTGTTCTAATCTTTTTTGCATTTTTTCTAATAGTTCCTTCATGTATTCACCTCATTAAGCAGTAACCAATTGAATGTACTTTGTTCCTGCTGGAGTTTTTACGGCTAAGTAACCAGCTTTAGTTGATCCTGCGTCACCTGTTTCGGTAAGAAATCCTGCCGCATCTTCAAAGTTGAATAGTATAGGCATTCTTCCGCCGTTGTATACAGTTATGACCCCATCATTAGCCACTGTGCCATTATGAGACAGTCTTAATAAATAACTTCCACCGGATGCTTTAACTTGCATATGGGTATCAATCCATGTACTCCAATCTCTGCCGGATGAGGTCCCGCCCGTTGTTCTATCAATGCAGGAATAAACCCCACACACAATATTGGCAGCACTATTATTTGTGTAAGCGTTTGGTTGAGCGTACCCCTCGACTGCCCTTAAATCACCGTAGTTATTTGCACCAGCAGAAGCACTAAAATTCCCAGCAGAAGCGTTTCCCGCTGCGTCTGCCCGGGCCCTCATTCTTAATGTTGCAAAGTCTCCACTCGTGGCAGAGGTTGAGCAAAGCAGTTTCGCGGCGCATTGTCCAGCAGTAGCAAAATTTACCCATGTCGCGCCAGTTGTTACAAATATTCCTGCTGTGCCTGTCCCAACAATAATTCCGGAAAAGTCCGAGGTTGGATTTGATGTATCAGTTATAGTCCAACTTGTGCCATTGTTTGAAAATGTCTTGTATGAATTTTGGCTGGCAATGGTTACTGCTACTCCTGCGGTTGTATTCGTTGACGTTGCCCCTGTTGTCAGTCCTTCACATGTGTCATTATCTGTGCTGATATTCAATGTTGAGTCGTTTCCACTGTATTCAATAGTTGTCAGAACTACCGTCGCGCCGCTTCCCGAAACGTCGAACATGTCGGTAATTGCGCTAGTCCTTCCAAATACTCCCCTGATTTTTCCAGCTACTATTGCCGCGGTATCTGCGTTTAGAACAGGAACCGAAATAGTTAGCGGACTTGCTGGCATAATTGCGGAGGTAACTACTACTGTAGCGTTACCTGTTTTGGTTACTGTTCCCACTACTGTAGCAGTTTCAACTTGCCTAGTTCCATCATCTAGGGTTTCGTGTTTTGCAGGGTATATAGTAATAGCGTTTGCGCTTGAATCTGTCTTTGTTATAGTTATTGTATTTTTGCCATCTGAATTAGGAGGAAGGACGAATTTACACGCTCCACCGATACAAGAACATTTTACATTCTTGTCTGTGCCTATTGCTTGATATAAATTTGCTGATATTTGCTTGGACATGGTCTACCTCCTTATAAAAAGAGGGGAAGGCTAAGCCCTCCCCCACTCTGTTACTGCAACTCGATACAACCTACTTTAAATGCCAGTTCATTAACCAAGTCTACGGTTGTTGGCAAGCAACTTAGCGAGATTGTTCCGTTTGCTTGCATATATTTCCCTGTTTCGATCTGGACAATATATGTCCCCGCTACTGCTGGAATAGTTAATGCCTTTGCTGCTGCTCCGAATACCCCAACCCCTGCGGCGATTGTGACGGTTACGATATTTGCTGACGAAGTTTGAAATACAATGCAGAGTTTATTATCCTTACCCGTAGGGGTATAGGTGAATACCTGTGCGGTTGCATCTGTGGTTTGGTCTGCTGCGGTAAGGGTAAGAATCTGTGAATCGTTTAATGCTGTAATTTTAGAGTTTACTACTGCAATTGGATCTCCTGTTGCCATAGTGAAATCACCCTTTCTTAATTAAATTAGATTGTCGTTTCTGCTCCGAATGTAGCAGTTAATTTCGCAAGTTCTTTTGGCTTAATGAGCTTGTAACCGTAAATTACGCCGCCATCAATCTGTGTTGCCCTGCTTGCAGATAGTTCAAGGTTTCTAGTCCTTAGCATCTTCTCAGCGAATCCAATTGCCTGAAATGATCCGCCTAATACTGTGGAAACTGGAGCTGCCTGAGAACCGGAATTGTATACTGTGTTCGTGACATAGGTTTCAAAGCCCAAGTCCTTAGTCCAGAACATGCCGCCCTTGCCGTTTACGCCTTCGTTGATGGAGAAACTAATGCCAGCAATTTTGAGTTTAATCATTAGCCAAGGGGGAATAACCGTGAACATGTTGCTTTCTTGAACATTGTTCTCGTAAAGTTGTCTGGCAAGTTCAGACATATAACTGATTGCGTTTGCGCTTGTGATGGTTCCCGTTAGTGCTGTCCCTGCGCTTGCGTAGTCACCAACATAGCGGAAAGTATCTTTCTCGATGTTGTCCTTTAACATGTATCCGGCCCGTTCAGTTTGAGAACCCTTAGCGTCAATGTTTGCCATTAATCCATCAATATCTTTTACCTTAAAGCAAAAAGTTTTTGTCTTGTCGATGAGCATTGCAATTTGACTATCCTGCAAGTCTTCTGCCGTAAGCGTCCCGGTGTAATCCGTAATGGTCGGATCTCCGAGGTCAGTGAAGTACACGGTATCCCCTGCTTCCTTAATAGGAGCCTTGATGGGTGCTTTGCAGATTTTCTTCAATACGAGGTTATCTTCCAATGTCCGGTACACCGAAGCGTCATATAATTCAGGAATAAACCCTCTAATAGTGTTATTTACGTTCATTTGGAATCATCCTTTCGTTACCATTTTTTACGACTTTCGTTAATCTTGGTGAAGTTTTTATTTACCCAACTTTGATCATGTTTATTAGCTTCAAATGTCTCATAACTGATATGTCCTGCTACTGGCGTGCCGTTCCCTGTTACACTTCCCGGACTAGAACTCGAGTTCTTTTGATTAGTTTCAAAGGCTTTCAGCTTTGCCCTGAGTTGCTTGTTATCATGGTGAGCATAGGCATCCGCTAAACTCTTTCCCTTGGCGGTTTGTTCCCACACTTCTTGAGGTATTTTGTCTGTTGCCGGGTTAAAGTCTCTGTCATTTTCCTGCTTAAAATAATCAAGAAATTCGGCATACTGGGCAGTTTGCTTCTGCTGTTGTTCTTGTTGCTTAATCAGCTCTGCAGCTTTTTTAACAACCGGGTTGTTTGATACATACTCATCCACGATCGAAGGGTCAATGCCTTTTTCTTGTAGTGAGGCTTTTCTCTCGGCTTCGGCTTGTTGCTCCACAGCTTTCTGATAATCCGCGTAGGTATGGATTCCGTGTGACTCCCCATACATTTCCGAGATTACCTTGTCTTTTGCTTCAGCTTCAGCTTTCCTGCGCACTTCGGCAAACCTGGCATTGTCCTCTTTGGTTTGTACCGGCTTTTCATCCTGTGAGGTCGTGACTTCCTCAACTACACTTTCAGGCTGTTCAGTTTGTGTTTCTACTTGCTCTACTTCTTGAGGTTCAACGTTCGCCTCTGGTGTTGCGTCTACAACACTTTCAAGTTCTTCAGACATAAAAATCCCCTTTCGCCTTTTTGCGCTTGGCTAGCGTATTTAGGTATAAAAAATAAGCCTATTGGCTCACCTGTTGTTGCGCTGTGCTTATCTTGTTTTTATCTCATCCTGTAGCCTATAACCCTCTAATTCCCACATCTGATTTTTAACCCTCTCTGTGCATATCGTTTTACCAATTTCAATATCAAAGTTCTTAGGATCTACACATGACGCGTCTTTAACAATAACAAAACCGTTTGGGAGCTTTACGGCCATTACTAAGGTTTTATCGTGTACCGCCCATAGTTGTATTTCCGATTGCTTAAATAGGCTATCAATATGTTCTTGGGTAATTGTGTTGTTATTCGGCATTTACATTCCTCCTGTATTCTGTTGTTGTTTAACGGAGTTCTGGGCATCCTGCTGCATCATCTTAACTATCATTTCTTCCTTTTGATCGGAAGGTAGCATGTTTATCTTTCGCTGTACTTCTTCCGGTTGCGATTCAAGCCATTTTGCCATCTGCTCAAACTGCGCTTCCCTGGCCTGACCCTCTTGCGCTTGCTGCTGTTCCCCTTCGGCCTGTTGTTGTATCTGCCCCTGCTGCTGCATTTGCGCTTGCTGCTGGGCTTGCTGTTGCATCATTTCCATTTCCTTTTGTGCATCCTCTACAAGTCCCTGGCAATCCGGTATCAAGTTCATTTTGGCTACTCGCTCGAAGTACTGCAGCTTTGTGATCTGTCCTTGTTCCAAGAGCCTGTCTAAGGCTTGTATCCCTACTATCTCACTCCAATAGGTGCTAGGGCCAACGTCTACCTTACACTGCAGTAAAACGTCTTTTATCGCTTCCGCATTGTACTGCGCGACCTGAACCTTGTCTTTTTGACGAATACTTACCTTGCGGTTATTGTATTTCTTCAGGAAAAACTCGCCCCAGATCAATCCTAGATCCTCGACAAGCTGATCGCGGTTCATGGCGATATTAGTCAAAGGCATCGACGCTTGCTTAGCCGTGGAGATGATAGCCACGCCGCTTGCTTGCTCAGGATCCACTTGCCCCATTAAGGTATCGCTTGCGCCTATAAAGTCCTTTGTGTACTTTATGGCCATATCTATAACTCTTAACACGGCTTCGTTGAAGTCCCCTGCTTGAAGTTGATGGACGAGATCTGAGATAGGCCGTCCGCCACTGCTGTCTGCCTTAATCGCTACGCCTAATTGATTGGACCATGAAGTAATATAGTTTTGGTCGTAAATTGTCTTGCCGAAGGCTGACATCTTCATCCAATATGACACCATTGCGAAGAGTTGATTGATACTGATCTGGTTGTCAATAATACCCTCTGCCGCTGACATACCGTGATATGAGTTCTTGACGCTCTCCCAGTTTGCGAAGGCTACCGGGTAACGTGAGATATCCAGGTCTTTTTCTTTGGCTATCGCGCAATATCGAGTTGATTTATTCCAGAGGATTGTTTTTTCTTTTTTCCAGTATTTGATTAAGGTTAAAGCTTTTGCGGTCTCGCCTTTGTTCTCTAACTCAATCTTTCCACGGTCTCCGGCCTG